GAAGCTTGGTACAACCTCGGCGTTATCGAGGGGGAAGTCGGTGCGCTGGAAGCATCCTGCTTTCTCTACCGAAAGGCCCTGGCCTGTGATCCGGAGCATATCCGCGCTCTCGTCAACCTTTCTTTTCGTTCCCACTGGTGCGGCCGAACCGAAGAAGCCGAAGCCGCTGCGCTTCGCGCCATTGAAGTTGACTTCCTCGACTATCACGCCTGGGTAAATCTTTCCGTCATCCAAAGTGTCCAAGGAAGACTTCAAGAATCCCTCGATTCCGCGAAGCGGGCCAACGGCATAAGAGATAACCACGAAACTAAGCTCTGCCTTGCGTTCGCATATCTTTATCTTGGGGATTTTGCAACTGGACTAAAATATCATGAGTCCCGCTTTGAAAACCAAGTTCAAAATCTTGAGCGTCTTCCATGGCCTCGATGGGCTGGTGAAGACGTTTCAGAGAAAACCGTCCTCATTATTTCGGAACAAGGTATCGGCGACACCCTTTCCTTCATGCGCTTTGTACCATTGGTGGCGAAGAGAGCAAGGAAAGTAGAACTAACAGTCCACGAAAACCTCCTTCGCCTCGTTTCCGCCGCGATGCTCGTTTATCCGAACGTGACCGTCCGGACAATTACCCAAGTCTATCCCGAAGCGGATTTCTGGACTTCCTTCATGAGTCTTCCCTTTCCTCTTCAGCTTTCCAATGAAGAGATCCGTGGAGCGGAAGACATTTTCTGGCCCCCATTCACATGTCCGGTAGACTATATCCGCAAAGAAGCTACACTAAATGTCGGCATTTGCTGGGCCGGCAATCCCGATTGCGCGATAGAGAAGTTCCGTCGCATTCCCCTCTTGGAATTCGAGCCGTTGGCCTCCGTCCCTGGGGTACAACTGTACTCCCTTCAAATCGGAGAATCCTACAATGACATTCACAATTCCGGCTTCTCCACTTTCATCTCCGACCTCAAGCCCATGATCCATGATGTTGCAGATACATTCGGCATCCTCAAAAAGCTGGATCTTGTCATCACCGCAGAAACTTCTATCGGCCACATGTGCGGTGCTCTTGGCATTCCTTGTTGGGTCTTGTGCTCACGTGTTGGTGGAGATTTCCGTATCGGAAGGAACCCTCCCAGCAGCGCGGTCGGCTGGTATCCAAATCACCGTTACTTCCAACAAACGAATGTGGCAGGCTGGACAGGAGTGATGGAAAGTGTCCGTGAAGCTCTCACCGCAGCAGTATCAGATGCTGCACTACGACGATCTTCCAAAGAAAGTTCGTGAATTCTTAGCTAATGCTAAGATGAATTATGCAGCAGTTACTGTGTGGGATATGGTGAAAGAAGAGGGTGAATACTTAACTCTCTGTCAATTGAGAATGAATGAGAAACTGTACCGATGAAAATGTCCTCCCCCCACTCTTCTGTAGTTTCCTCCATCGGTCACGATGAGAAGTCGGGGGAACTTCATGTAGTATGGAAGAATACCGGAAAAACAAGTATCTACTCTAACGTTTCCCCCTCTACAGCAAAGTTGGTGATGAACTCCTGGAGTGTCCATTCCGCATTAATAGAGCACGTTAAAACAAAAAACTATCCCCACCGCTACAAGGAGTAATCATCATGGCGTTCTCCTACACTGACTACCAAATCAATAACAGCACTCACGTTGCGAAGCTTCGCTATGATTCGGTCAACCTCCAGCTTATCGTAGAATATAAAAATGGAACCATCGGTCACTTCACCGGCGTTCCGCAAAGCGTCGTTACCGGAATGCTTCAGGGCGGCGGAATGTATGACGAAATCCAAGACGACGTAGTACCCTCTTGGACTCAAACTTTCGGAGGCCAAGTATGAGCCTTTCCGATTTTTATAAAGTGATGCCAATCATCTTCCGCGATGAAGGAGGCTACTCCAATGATCCGAACGACGCTGGCAATTGGACTGGTGGTGCTGTTGGGGTTGGTACTCTTCTTGGGACTAATTTTGGTGTCTCCGCAGCTACGTACCCAAATCTTGACATCCCAACACTCACACAAGATGACGCACAAGCCATCTTCCTGAAGGATTGGTGGGAGAAGTATCACTTCGATCTTCTCCCCTCACCTTATAATATGAAGGTGTTTGATATCGGGATAAATTGCGGGGCGAAGGTTGCGATCCGGGAACTTCAACAAGCTTTAGCCCAAATGGGCTACGCCGTTGTCGCGGACGGAGTGATCGGCCCGATGACTGAGGCTGCCGCCTCCGGTGTAACTTATTCTCTCTTCTGGCCCATCTATACCGACGAAATAGAAGATCACTACGAAAGCATCGCGCTAGCTTCGCCTCGATGCCAAAAGTATCTCCGTGGTTGGCTCGCCCGCGCCGATGAAGTGATGCCGTCGTGAAACACTCAATGTACTGCAAGAAGCATCCTGCCGTAGAACTCACCCTCTACTGGAACACCGATGGCAGTCATTATTACGTCTGTCACACTTGCAGAAAAGAAGAAGCAAACAAGAAAGCCTTAGATGCTGCCGCAATTAACCGGGCGATAAAGAGATGACATTCATTGCAGATTCATTTCTTCATGGGATAAATACCGAACAGCTAGAATGGCTGAAGGAGAAGTACGAAGCGCGTCACGGCTTCCGGCCGGATCTTGCAGATCTTATCGCAGACTCCTTGGAGTGCGAACGCCTCGGAACCCACGCCTTCGACTACTGCACCATCTATTGCATCCGCTGCGGCACGCCCGCAGTTGTAGAAGAGACAATTCATGCAGATGCCTGACGATCCGAAGGTCCTAATCCTCGGAACCTCTTATATCTATAACCAGCACCGGAAAGATGAACTCTTCCTGTGGGACAGGCTTGTCCATAAACTTAACCCCTACGTCGATACCCTTCTCATAGATAGTGATTCTCCCTTCGATCCAAGGAACTTCACTCTCCCATCAAGATTAAATGTGCAAACTTTAATCCACATGGAAGAAAACGTCGGTCATCCTACTTTGGGCGGCGATGGGTGGGGAAGGGACCTTTGTTTCGGAATCGACTACGCCATTAGAAAGAACTATGAATGGCTCGTATTTATCGAAAGCGATTTAATATTCTGCCGCCCCGTGATGCCGATCATAAAGAAATTATGCCGAATCGGTTGTCTCGCCGCTATGCCCACAACTACGAAGTTTCAATGGTTAGAAACTGGGGTTATGTTTCTTTCGGTCCCGTACCTAAACCAGAGTCATTTTGTAGACCGATACAATTGGAGTTCTCACACTGCGCCTTTCTACTGTGAATTGGAAATGGAGAAACTTCTCTCCGATGAAGTTCTCACTCTTCCCCTGCGCGGCCTCCGTAACGACGATCAAATCGTTACCCGAGAAAACTTCAACGAAGTCTTTCCTGTTGGAATAGATTACTTAACCCACTGCCTCGACTTTGAACTCTATAACATGCTGCTTCGCAGAAATGGAATAGAATTATGAAACCTCTAGATATCGCCGGTGACGTGGCTGCCCTCACCCTTCGGGTAAACACCATCACCACTAAATCTTCCCTTCTAGTCATCGATTGCTTGGACTTATCCAACGATCTAAAAGATTATACCCTTCGCATCCTTGAACTCCCTAACTCCCCCGCCCGTGAAGGTCTTATAACTGCCCTCAACAACCTTGCCGCTTCGCTGAAAAGAATGAGTGAGAAATGGAAATGAAACAGAACATGCTCGATATGATCGACAATACAAGAGAAGCGGTGGAATCCGGGGAAGCCGTCACACTCGCTATCGTTTACCTCGATAGTAAAGGAAACATTCTCCACGATCACGACGGAAAGAAGCAAGTAGCTGCGCTAGTCGGCGCTCTTGAAGTGATGCAGCACGACCTTATGACGATCGAAGTGAAGGACGTTCCGAATGGCTGATAAAACCGTCGAAGAACTTCTTCTTGAAGTAAAAAGTTACATCGCCGTTGCGGGCGACAGCTTCGGCGGAGCTATTGTGATCATCCCGCCCGAAGGCGAACCGAAGACTTTAGTGCTGACCGCTTCCAAGCCCAATAACAAATTCTTTTGGGCTCAAGTCACCATGCTTATTGAAGTATCGACCGCCGAAATCGACAACGATGAAATGGCTCTCCGTGGATTCAGATGATGAAAAAAGAACAGTATGAATGGATAAAATACATAAACTTGGATAAATCTAAAGAATTGTCCCAGGTTGGTTCTGATATTTGGGTAACAGACGCTCAAGTGACGATTCATACAGATTCTACGGCTGAGGATCTTATAACTTATGTTTTTATAATGAGCAATGAAAGAAATTTAGTATTCAATTTTGAAGGAAACGAATTTGAGTTGAGGGTCGGTAAAAGTTTTTGTTTTGATGCCAGAAAACCGCATTCTGTTGTTCCTCCTAAAGTCGGCTCTATATTTAAAAAATCAAAAGCTAAAGGGCGATTTGCTTTTCTTGCATGGGATATGCCAAAAGAATATGGAATGGACAATTTTAGAATCGATTTAGAAGCAAGGTTTTCTTGAAATTAAAACTGTATACTCACTCTAATTCCCGCACACGTTTCCTCGGGGAGATAGAAGTTTCCCCGCCTACAGACTTCACTATCTTGCGCCGACTTCAACAAGGTGTTGACTTCTTCGTGAATGTCAATTCGGCCTTTACCTCTACCAATAAACCTGTAGTCTTCCAGGCAAGAAAGCCGGACAAGAAAGCCTACTTAACAATGGACATGCTTCAGAAATATGGAGTGTTTGTCTTCGGAAGACAACAGGATGTTTATCTCTTGCTGAAGAGTGGAAGAATATAATGGCCGGTTGGTCAGAAGCTAAAGTCGCGGACTTTCGTCGGCAATTTTTCCATTTTCTTGATCACGTTCGGGTGAATTCGAAGGACCACGGCCAAATCATTCTTGGAAAGCATCTTTATGAAGCTCAAATTCGCTACCTTGATGCGGTCTTCGACTCCCTTCGTCGTGGTGTTCACGATATCAAGCATCTCAAGTCTCGTCAGCTTGGTATTTCCACAGTTACTTGGGCCTTTGATCTTTTTTGGCTTGGCATGTTTGATGGGTTGGAAGGCGTACTCATCCTAGATACTGATTTCAATAAAGAGAAAGCCCGACTCTCTTTAATAGATATGATCGACAACATTCCGAAAGACTTTCGCTTCCCCTCTCGCGATAAATCTTCCGGCGGCATCTCCAACCGGAATGTACTTAAACTATCCAATCAATCCTCCTTCTTCATGATGAGTGCCGGCGTCCGCAATTCTAAAACTGGAGGCGGTCTTGGTCGTAGCTTGGGCGTTAACTTTGTTCACGCGAGCGAGATGTGCTCTTGGGAGAACACAGAGGGACTTGAAGCCTTTAGAAATTCACTCTCTACCATATTCGAGAACAGACTCTACTTGTGGGAATCTACCGGCCGCGGTTTCAACGACTGGTGGACTATGTGGAACGCCGCCAAGGAAGATCCCTATCACCAGACTTGCCATTTTACTGGCTGGTGGGGGAAAAATAGCCAGCGAATTTCCAGGGACGATCCTGAATTTAAACTCTACGGAGCTAATCCCCTTTCCGATGAAGAAGAAGAGCGAATCCGGGAAGTCGAACGACTCTACGGGTGGAGAATTTCCCCCGAACAACTCGCTTGGATCCGTCGTCACGTCGATCCTTCCATACCTACAAAGGACGAAGAAGGAAAGATAATCGAAGCTTCAGCTTTACAGCTGATCGAACAACCCTGGACCGAACACGATTGCTTCTCCACCGGAGAAAGCATCTTCTTTGATCCGAAACAACTAACTGATATAGCGAAGAAATATGCGGACAATAATTACAAGCCATATTATTACTTTTGCGGAACTGACTTTCTTAATATGCGAGTCACGCGCTCCCCTAACTTACGTAGCATCCAGCTTAAAGTTTGGGAAGAGCCGGACACGGAAGGGGTATATGTCGTCGGGGTTGATCCGGCCTTCGGCGTCAACCCAAACAACGACCGTTCGGCAATACAAGTCTGTCGTTGCTATGGAGACGGGATCGATCAAGTCGCAGAGTATGCTTGGCCAACTATCACTACCGAACAACTCTCGTGGGTTATCGCCCATATCCTCGGTCGCTACCGAAATTGTTACTTCGCCATCGAAATCAACGGGCCTGGGGATGCCGTTTGGAGAAGTTTGAAGAACTTGAAGAAAGAAGTCCAACGCGGCGTCCTAAACGGCATCCCAATGGACGATGAATTTGAGAATATCTTTGCCAACGTAAAGTACTACATTTACCAACGAAGCGACACGATGATTGCTTCGCAAGCACTTCAGATGAAAACCACCGGCGATCTGAAGATAACCGTCCTTGAAGAACTTCGGGATTACACTTCCAACGGAATGCTGCGGGTCCGTAGCCTCGCCTGCCTAGATGAAATGAAAACGATTGAACGCGAGGGCGATGAAATCAAAGCTTCCGGCTCCAACAAGGACGACCGGGTATTGTCCCTTGCGTTCTGCGTGCATTTCTGGCATGATAAAATCAAGCTTATGCTCTCTCAGCGGCGCATCACCCGCGACGCTTCAATGGCAAAACGCCGCCTTTCCATCCGGGATATGAACAGCATCTATACTTCCTATCAAGTGAAGAGTTTCTTTAAGAGAAAAGAAGATGAGAAAACCCGAATGGCGCGTATGGTAAAGCAACAGCAAAGAACTAGCCGGTGGAGAAGGTAGTGGCTACTATGGTTAAGCTTAAATGTCCGGGGTGTTGGGAAACTTTTAAAGTTGAATTGAATGGAATTCCCCGATTCTGCCCGCTGTGCGGCTATGATACCGCAGAAGATGAAGCTGCCGACGCCCGCCGCATGGCGAAGATGCTAGATGAACAAAAGCCTCCACATTACACCCGTCAGATTAAATCGACTGTAGACAATCTCTACCGCGATACAGAAGTTGCTTCCGAGTACCGCGCCCAAGTAGCGGCCGATGAAGCGGGAGTGGACGTTTCTGAAATGGCGTCACTGAAGGTGACGAATATGAACGATTCTCTTCGCGAAGGCGACATAGCTCATGTTGAAGTCAATAAAGCCAACCCGTCCGTTGGTCAAGCCATGCAAGCTACGCCGGGACTTACGGGCTACACTAGAGATCCGCAGATCAACTCTTACCGTTCTGGCTCCGTCCAAGGTCCGAATGCCCTCTCCGGTCTAACCACCATGGGCGGAATGCAACGGAAATTCTTCGGCCGAACCCCTGAACACTTCGACGGTAAAGGGACTTCAATTAAATGAATACCAAAGGCCGCCCCGAACCGCTCGCACTTGAATCCGATCCTCGCAAGCTCATAGAGCAAGCGAAAGAAATCGTCGCTATGTGCAGAATTTCCGCAGGCAAAAGAGCCGCGACGGCCCAGGAAATTAATACTTTAGTAGAAACGGGACGCCCGGATGGCATCCGAAGTCTGATGAATCTTCTTTACTACAACGAGAACCGCGTCGCCTCCCACATTTTCTCGCCGACAGTCTTGAAATTCACCCTTTCCGCCGAACACGAGTACCCTAAGTCCGATCTTATGCGTATGCAGACGGTTGCGAAATTAATAACTAAAAATTGGGCTCACAACAACACCGACATTTTATTTGCCGAAGGCGTAACCACCGCGCTGCGCTACGGCAACTGTATCTTCAAGCAATGGGTAGAAGCCGGCGAAGCTGACGGCGATCCCACTTACGCGCGAAGCCTTGTGATGCCCTGGCAATTCGGAGTGTTCCGTGAAGACATTACCGAACTCCACAAACAACCGGCGTTTGTTGAAACAAATATGCTCTCGCTTCCCGAAGTGTGGCGGAGAATTTACCATTTTCCCGACGCCGAACGGCTTCTTCAGCGTGTGCGAAATCACGCCCAAAAAGATAACGCAGGTACGGAAGCCTTCGGTTTCCTTAACCAGATCTTTTCCACTTCCACTCTCCAAACAGGAGTAAGTACACCGTATCTTCCGAAGCCCGGAGGAATCATAAATATGAATCCTTCCCCTAACTTTAACCTCCGTGGCCCGCAGATTGGGATAGAAACTGTCCCCTTCCACGAAATTTGGATATGGGACGGCGATGATTACACCACTATTCAGTACATCGAACCGGACATCCTCATCGCCCCAAGGCTCAAACCTTGCAATCTTCTTGTGGCAGACAGCAGATTGCATCCTTATTCCGTCATCCGCCCCAACTCTTCCACCAATAACTTCTGGGGTAGAAGCGAAGCCGAAGATATAATGGAACTCCAGAACTGGATTTCCGAGTGTGGACAGGACATAAAGCGTCTTTCCGCCCTTCAGATCGATAAAATTCTCGGATTTATCGGTGAAGATGGAATGACCGACGAAATTTACCACAACATGAGAGATTCCGGATTCTTCTCCGTCGCTCAAGGCGGCAGCATCACCGATCTTACTCCTTCATTTCCACCGCAAATCATCGAAATCCTCGATAAATTAATGAAAATCCTCGACAAAATCACTGGATTTGATAATATCCTCGACGGCGGCGGAGAACCGGGAGTAAGAAGCGGAAATCACGCGCAAACTCTAATCAAAACCGGTTCCCCAACGCTGCGGGACAGAAGTCTTCTTGTAGAACGCCAATGTTCCCAAGCCGCCGACCTCACTTATCACTTAATGCGAGCCAAGGATGCCACAACTTATTGGACTAATCCCGAAAAGTTCCAAGAAACTAGTTTCGTCCTCGGAAATTTGCCCGCAGATTGTATGGTTTCCGTTGACTCCCACAGTTCTTCGCCGATATTCGCAGACGATCATACACAACTCATCTTTGCGTGCGTTAAATCCGGAATCGTGTCGCCCAAATCCGCGATAAGACTACTTCA